CTTTTTCGGAAACTAATAACAGACTGAAACTTATGATATCATCTAGAGCTTGGATAATACGTTGGATTGTTTACTCTTTACCATGTTTTTATCTTTTGTTTTTGTTGCGTAATTATGTCCCTGTGGCATTGGAATTACTGGACAGATATGATAGCTATGTATTGCTGCTTTCTACTTGTACAGTGTTATATTTCATTCATTCTAAAGCTGACTACATAGCTAGCTTAAGCATGGTGAAGTTGTACGACTACTGTTACACTGGAGAGGATGCCATCATATCAAAAGATAAGGTTATTGAATACCACCCTCCTCGAGACGACAAACCTTGCGTACCAGGCGTATGTGCATACCCTATGGTTTACCATAGACAACATGTACCATGCATGGCGCGAAGGTGTCATCATAACACGAAGATTTGCATTGAAGGTAGAGTTATTAACAAAACCCCTGATGCTGACTGGAGTGACGTGGTGATGCCTCAATTCATGATCGACACAGCGATGAAAATCAAGCAAGACTTGGTTCCGTTTAGTTTTGATGAATGGGTTGGTAGGTTTCCAGCAAAGAAGAGGGACCGTTTGTACAAGGAACATGATGTCGACAAGTTGAAGTTTTTCAATAAACAAGAATGGAACGTTTCTAAAATGCACATTAAACGTGAGTTTTATGCCAGCACTAATAAGAAATGTAGGCCAATTCATAGTGCTTCTGTTACACTGAATTATTTAGTTGGTAGGTGGTTGGTTCCATTAAGTGAACTATTTGCTGAATACCTTCCGGAAAATATATATTTTCCAATTCATGGTGACTCAGAGGCTATTGGAGAATTTGATCATGCGCATGCTTCCAAGTCATTCTTCCAAATTGTCACTGATTACACTAGTTACGATTCCACTCAACGCGAAGCCGCTTTAACAATTATTTGTGAGTTCTTTTTATTATGTGGCGTACCGAAGTTTGTAGTTAATTTAATGTTTTCCGATGTTGAGTTCATTTTAGTCAAAGGTCCTCATGGTTCTAGTTACAAGATTAAAGCCGTCAGGTTATCTGGTAGAAGTGAAACTCTAATTGGAAACACCGTATTGACTGTTATTACATGTTTTAATGTATTCGGTCGGTGCTTAATTGCTATGATGTGTAAAGGTGATGATGGAGTGACATATTTAGGGAAAAACTTTGACCCAAGGGATATCCAACTCTATAAGGATAAATTTAAGAAACTCGGTTTCATAATCAAAATGGAAATTTCAAATGATTTCACACGTGAATTTTGTTCATCTGTGTTTATCCCAAGATTTCATACATCTGTTTTGATACCAAAACCTGGTAGATTCTTAGCAAAGACCTTATGGTGTAAGAATACTAATTATAACAGCACCCAAATTGAAGAACAATTTGCTGGTATTCTTAATGGAGTCAAAGGGACATACCTAAATTTTCCTATCCTAAGAGCGTTGTATAAGTGTGATGTGTATTTGAAATGGAAGGAAGCTCGTTCCATTAAGAGTGCGTATAATGAGTATGCCAATTATCCTATTGAGTACGATCAAGATGAAGTATACGGTTACCTAGTTGGTAGATACGGTATATTCCCATCAGATGTGGATGAAATGGAGGAAGAATTGGTTAGTGTCAAAATACCACACGCTTTGCAACATTGGGGATTTAAGAAGTTAATTGAAGTTGATTGGTCTGCCGTAGAACAGACTGATCTTTTGGAGGAGGATGAAACACCAGAAAATTATATTGACTACATGGTGGTCATTTTGAATGTTTTTATTGAAGAACTGGTGTTTTACTGCTTTCCATGGATGAGAGTGTTGGTTGGTGTCGTCGAGAGTGTTGTATATAAAAATATGTACAATATCATTCTACACACCCTCCTACTCGTGGTTTCACGCAAAATGTTTCCATTAGCGTTGATACTGCATTTGTATATTAATCTTATTGTTTGTCGCAGACTCAGCTTGTCGGCCGCAAGTTATACTGCATACAGTAATATGGTTAAGAATAGAAAAAGACAGACTCAGAAGAGAAAACCTAGACGCAATCCTCCCACGAGGAGAGATCCATCTCGTGTGTTTGCCAACATGGTTGGTGATCCATGTAATGGGCCTCTTGTTCAAGGATTTTACTCTACATCTGAGGGTATGTTAAACAAACTCAAATCCACATACACCGCTAACTCTGGTAGTAACTCAGGTTACATTTTATGGGATCCAACTTTTACGTCGGATAACACAGTTCCAGGAAGTTTTAATGCGGTGGTACACTATACTAATTCCCCTTCTACAAACCCACTAAATACCACAGTGAACCCTTTTGGTTCAGGTTCTGGTGCTTCATCTTCCTCGTTGCAGGTTGGAGCTGGTGGGTATTGTGCGTCAACAACTGTTGCTGATGCGCGAACCGTAGGCGCTTGTATCCGAGCTTCCTACGTTGGACGGATGGATGCCTCCGCTGGACTAATAGCTCTAGTGGAAAACATTCCTGTCGAGACAGTTTTGGGAGCCAATTCTGTGACACCTATCTCTGTTGATGAATTATTTAATTTGTCAACTCAAATTAATAGGTTTGGTGTTGACACTTGTGAAGTGAAATATAGACCAAACGATTATTCCCACATTTTTCGAAGTGAAAGGGAAGGTTGTTTTGATCGAGCTGCTGGAGTTGTCACCACTGTAACCAATGAAGCTGAGAGATCTGGTTCAAGAATGATGGGGTTTGCATTTAAGAATGTAACTGACCTCAATGACATTTTGTTCGAATTTCATCAAAATATTGAATGGAGACCTAATGTGGACACCGGTTTTGTTATAACCATGCCAAAGCAACTGAAAGATGCTGGCCACGCACAGAAAGTGGTTAAGTACCTTGATGATCATGCACCTGGTTGGACTAGCAATTTATCGAAGAAGTTTGCATCTGGAGCCTCTGAAATAGCAAAGATGGCCTTCACTGGAATGTCTACCCGAGCTGCTGCTCAATACGGCGAACGTTTCTTGGCTAGGAGAGTATTACCTTACCTGGCAGAAGCCTCACCACTATTATTGACTTTATAGCAAAGTTGATAAGAACCCG